CTTTGATATCCACAACTCTTGCTTCTTTGGCTGGAGTGTGGGAGTTTGTGTTGTCTAGTTCCCAAATAGCTTTGGCTAGGTCATCTGCCATGTCAGCAATTACGCCAACCGAAGGGTTGCCAGCAGCTCTTAGGATTGCTTTCTTGATTTCATCTTTGCTTGCCATTTTTATATCCTTTTTAGTAGAAGGTCAAACTGCTTTTTCTTTAGGTCTAGCAGGTCAAGGCCGTTTTCAATTACTTCTTCAACCTCTGGCTGAGCCTTTAGCTTGCTTACTACATTAGTGATTAGCTCGGCGCTCTTGTCGTCAAGTTCTTCACCAGACTCTAGCTTTAGTAGGGCATCTGCTAGCTCGTCAGCATTGATGCTTGGGGCTGACCGAACTGTTGCTGTTGTAGCCGAATATGCTGGAAAACTTACGATGCTTGTTTCAAAAAGTCTTACTGATTCCAAGGTTCTTGTCTGCCCATCTCTTGACCAGGAGTCTTTGATTACATTGAATCCAAAACTCATTGAATCTATAACCTTAGTGCGTAAAAGCTCGGCTATGTCCCTACCTCTAGTCGTGTTGGGAAGTTTAGCTGTAACTCTTAGGCCAATTTCGTCTTCGACAAGTTGCATAGTGCCACCTCGTAGAGAAGCTAGTGGCTCACCTGAGTCGTGGTTCCAAAGAAGCTTGACCTCGTTGCGAGATTGTAGCGAGCGCTTGAAAGCACCTGGGGCAACATACTCGACAAAGCCACCAAGGTCTTCTGATGGACTGTTGAAGACAGATGCGTAACCAGTAAAGGTCATGCCGTCACCCTCAGCCCTGACCTCAAAGTCAACGCTGTTGGTTCTTACTTCTGGCTCTTTGCTTTCAGGCTGTTGGCCATCAATCTTTAGCTGGATTGCTCTAGCTACATCGAGCCACTTGTTTTTCTTGTCCATACTGTTAGTTTCCTCTTGTCTAATCCTAGCAACAACCGAATCAGCGTAGGCTTTAGTCCTCTGTGCTGCTCTCTTGCTTGGACCAGAACCCCAAAGTAAATGTGCAACAACTCCTGCGGATGGATAGTTGTCGGATTCTGGGTTTGCGTTTGGTGAATCAAGGTCAACTAGGTGTCGAGCAATCCAAGCGGCAATTCTTATCCACTTGTCATCGCTCACGCGACCTTCTGCCATCTCTCTTGCTTCTCTAACTGTCTTAGGGGTTACGCCGTCACCAGCTAGACCTTCTTCGTAATACTCAAGTCCACGCCGAGCTGCTGCTCTCATGTAAGCAGGAGCTTCTTGATTGATGGCTCTTTCTTCATCGTTTGATTCCCAAGCGTTGCAGTAATAGCCAGCGTCAACAAAGTCATCCCAACGCTCACACCAGGCTTTGTCGCCCTCAGCGTTTACTCTTGACTCGTCAAAGAAGAAACAGTTGCCACAAGCCCTGCCCTCTGGAACATCCTCAGATAGAGCTGGTCTGTAATTGTCTGGAAGGTTGCTTTCTTCTTCAGCCTCAATCTCATCTTCTTCTTCGACTTCATAAGCAATCATCTTTGGAGTAGGTATCTTTTCCAACTGGAAAACATTTATGACCATCATCTTGTCGGTTGGTTCAAAGATGCCATCTTCGTAATCGAATAACCGAACCACAGCGAACTGACCCTCGACCATAACAATCTGAGCGGCTACTTTAGGGTCTAATGGCGACCAAGAAACATAGTCATCAATAGCTAGTGAACCGATTGCTGCTCTTTCGCCAACAAACTCAGTTTCTTCAGCGATGCTGATAGCTACTGCTTGGTCAATGGCTGATTCTTTTGTGTCGTGACAGGCAACTAACTCGCCGTCTTCTTTTTCAACAGCCCAGTTGGAACATTCTGCGTTTTTATCTGTGATGTAGTAAGGCATTAGACCTGCTTCAAATAACTAATAGTGTGTCCGTTTTTTGGAGAAACTGCATAGACTCTCTCAAGCGGATTCATGTCAAACTGAATAAATTGGCTTTTGTCTAGTTTCAAGCCGTCTGCAATAGTTACAGTTTCTCCGCCTAAAAAAACAGCGTCTGTGTTGTCGTTGTTGTGAACGATAAGGCGAAAGTTTGAGTTGAAAGTTCCGTCTATTAGTGATGCAACAGTTCCTACTGACATTTGACCTGAGCTAATAGTCATTATTAGACCTCGTAAACAGCTTCTGGGTCCTCTGGGTTTACCTGAGCAACACCTTGTAGCTGTACCGAAGGCAAGCCAGTGTGAGCAATCTCTGGCATACCAAGAGCCGCAAGAACTTCGCTTGGCGAGAATCCTGACTGAATAAGTTGTGCAACCATGTAGGTCTTTTTCTCGTCTGTGATTACCTGAGTGTCAGCCAAAGCGATGTTAGCTAGTGGAACTCGGTACTGGTCGCCATTGTCAACTGGTGGCATGTCTTCTAGTCTGCGGATGTCGTTGGTCGAGTAGAAACCAGCCTGAGCGCCAACTGAGTAGGACCGAATCCTAGCTTCTAGGTCTGCGCGTAGTAAGTCGTTGAACTGAAACTTGATAAAGGCATCGCCTGGTAGCAAGCGTGAGAAAGCAGCTTCTACCTTCTCTGCTAGTGGTCTTAGTGTCATAGAAACAAACTGAAGGTTGTTTTGTTCAACCGAAGCGTAGCTTGCTGTGCCAGGAACGCCTAGAAGGTGTAGTGGCACATTGAAAGCTCTTGCGATTTCTTCTACTGCAAACTTGCGTGACTCTAGTGCTTGTGATGCTTCTGGGTCAAGCTGTGTAGAAACAAACTTAGCTCCACCCGATAGAACACCTGTCTTGTGTGCGCGTCTTGTTCCGTTGCGGTGACGAGCATCGAATCCATCAGCAAGTTGTTTTGCTTGCTCTGAGGTTAGGTTGCCAGGAAACTCGATAACGCCAGCAGCAGAAGCGCCTGTACCAAAGAATCGTGCTGCGTAATCGGTTAGTGCGATGTTTAGGCCAAGTGACTGCTTTAGTGTTTCTACTCGGCTTAGACCTTTTAGTTCACCTGGAAGAATTAGGTCAACGATGTGAATAACCTCATCGCTTGTTAGAGGTTTGTTTTCGCCTTCATACTTGTAAATCTTGCGACCAACTTTGGAACGCTCGACCTCTACCTTTTCTGGGTTTAGGTTTACAAGGTTTACTACTTGACCCTGTGCATCGCGGAAAACGCGAGTGTAAGAATTGCCATGAACGAGCAAGCTTGAAAAGACCTGCTGAAAGAACGCTGCTCTCGTGCTTAGGTCAATGTCAGGCTGGTCTAACCAAACAGGTCTGGGGTTCAAGGGTCGGCGAATTGGACCGATTCTTAGATATGCCCCACATGGCAAAGTCGAGATGGTGTCAGAGATAAGACTTACTGCTGAAAAGAAAGCAACAATCTCGAAAGACTTTTTAGTTGTGACATTTACGCCAGCTTCGCTTTGTAAGCCCCAAGGCTCACCTGCACCCCAAACAGTTTGAAAGCTAACTGCTCGTTGCTCAAAAAGATTACCTAGCATTACTTACTTCTTTCAATGGCTATACCGAATACCAAAAGCCCAGCTCCTAGTAGAACTAAGCCTGCTGGTGGGTAAATAAAGGCTGCACCAACTGAAATTGTCAAGATGCCTGTCGCCTGAAGAATAGTCGCTATCATTACCAGCCTAATTGAAAAATTGCGGGGTTAGTTCGTCTTCTAGTTTACTGCTATTTATACACCTGTCTAAAGCAATTACAGCAGCGATGGCAGCGTCAATCTTTCTTGGGCTAGAAGCAGACTCTTTTGTGATTCTTCTTCCCTGCCTGTCGGATTTGACCACAGTGTTGTCTAAGTGCCTTGTAAGCACAGGATTGCCGTCATGTGTGATGGTTTGCTCGGTTACAGCGTCATAGAAGATTTGACAAGCGGGAACAATACGAGCGGCTGAGTAAGTTGGAAAGGCTACAACTGGAAAACCCATGTCTTCAAGCATTACCATCGTCTTTTGCCAGCGTGGTGGGTCAAAAACAAGTTCTCGGACATTTCTGTACTTAGTGCAGAACTGAATAATGACATCTTCGACTTCTAGGGTAGGAACACGCCAGCTAGCGTCATCCTCTGCGGTTTTTTCCCAAACAGCGATTGTAAAAATGTGTGGCTTGTCGTTTTCATGCCTTGGCAACCGAACACCGATAACAGCAGTCGAGTCATTGCTCCAGGAGCCGTCAAAACCGATAATAAACTCGTCTTCTTCGTTGTAATCGGCTTCTGTGGCTAGTTTTTCCCATGCACCAGACGGCAACCAGCTATCTTTCGATGAAACCCACTGATTTACCCTTTTACGCCTAAATTCCGATTCAGGGGTCCTCAAAACAGCAGATTCAAAGTCTGACCGAGCGCAGATGTCATCAAAACCAGGATTTGACAGTTGCCAAGTCGCTGGGTCGTCATAAGGCATGTCTTGAGGTGCTTCCCACCAAGCCATAAAGAAAGTTGGGTCATTTATTTCGCCTCTTGCAACTTTCTGGCCATACTGATACATCGCATAAGCGATTGAGTCCCCGCCTGTGCTGTCCGATTTCACACCAGCAGTTGTAATGGCAATCATTGTGGCAAGGTTGCCTCGCGCACCCTGAGCAAGTTGCATAACATCCCAGAGTTCACGATTGGGCTGTGCGTGAGCCTCATCAAAGATAGTCATAGTTGGTGATAGACCTTCTTTGGAAAAAGCTTCGGCTGACAGAACTCGGTAAACTGAACCTGTGCTTGGAACTTCAATCGCATCTCTGTAAAGTTTGCAGATTTCTGATAATTCGCTTGCTTCTATCAATTTCTTCGTGTCACCGAATACTAGGCGAGCTTGGTCCTTGTCAGCAGCACAAGAATAGACTTCTGCACCTCTAATTCCTGAGCCAACAAGTCCATAAGCGGCAACAACCGACATAAGTGAGCTTTTTCCGTTTTTTCGAGGCACACCGACATAACTGACCCTGTTTTTGAGTCCTTTGTCATCGTGAGCGAATAAATGGCGTAAAAGCTCTGCTTGCCAGGGTCTAAGCTCCATAGGCGTACCTGCTTTGCCTGCAACCGAATCTTTTGTGATAATTCCGAAAGCTTCAGCAAAATCAATAACATCTTCGCCCTCGCCGTTCTCTAATTCGGCTTCGCTAATCGGTGTTAGCCAAAGAGGTGGCCAGTTACTGACGCTTTTCAAGCTCACGCTTTGTCCTTCTGGCGAATAGTTCTTCTAGCTTTGACTCTCGCTTGACTTCTGCCAAACCGAGTCTTGACCGAGCCTCTGGCGAGAAGCCGAGTTTATTGATGTTCCCCGAGATGATGCTCTCTAAGTCATTGAGTTGTTTGTACAAGTGCCAGTCATAGTCGTTCTGCAAGCGTTCCATAATCTCGCGCCGTCTGTCGTATTGCTCGCAAGTCATCTGGAGAAGATGAACATCTATCGCGCCAATCCAAGGCAAGCCGTATTTGAAGACATCATCCCAGAGCTGTAAGCCGTCTTGACCGAGTTCTCGGACTGGCTGGCGCTGTCCAGGCGCGATTGCGGCCAATTCGCCTTCTTTCGGCAAAGTTTGGTGGCCAGGGTTTCCGAGTAAGCGTTTTTGCTCAATCGGCTTGGCGGGGTTTGGCATAGGTCTTCCCTTCCTTTGTTTTCAAGGCTATCAGAAAAATTCTGAACCTAGAAAAAGTACGCAAGTG